CTGGCTCGTCAAGGAGGTTCTCCTGGGCAAGGGCCGCGCGGGCGCGGGCGACCATGGTGGAGCCGTTGTCAGGCGTGTCTCCGACGGATTTCCCTTCGATCTGCTGCAAGGCCTGGATGTGGCTGATGGCGGCTTTCGCCGCGTTGTGGCGGGCGTAGAACCGCTTCGCCCGCTCCGGATCGTCGTCGTTGCTGTCCATGAAATAATCGTGCTCGGTCAGCACGCGCGCGATCCGCGCGCGGACGTCGAAGCCGCCGCGGCTCGGCTGTGGCCGGGCCATCAAAGCCTCGGTTTCACGGCCCGCACGTAAAGCGTGCCGGTGTCCACCGTGATCGCGCCGCCGCTGATGTTCTGCGCGGTGACGCGGACCTGGTTGGTCGAGCCGGTGCCGCCGACCGCGGCATGGAAAACCACCCCGCCATTCTGGAAGCCGGCATCCTTGGCGAAGCTCGCGGTCACGTGGTCGCCCTGGCGGACGCCGTTGAGCGTGACGTCGCGGGTGGCGGTGGCGCCGGCCGCGAGCGAGGGCAGCACCCAGCCGGCATCGGCCACGGTGTATTCCCGCACGCCCCATTTCCGGCCGCCGCCGAACAGCACCATCGGCGCCTGCGTCGCCGGCGCGTAGAGCCGCAACGCCTTGAGCACGGCGTTGGCGGAGCCGCCGCGCACGCCGATGACGGCGAAGCGCGCATTGGCATGCAGGGTCACCCGCTGAAGTCGGTTCAGCGCCACGCCGGCCGAAAGGCTGTCGAGATCCGAATTGCCCTCCCACCACATCGAGGGCGTGCCGGTCCACAGGATGTTCATGTTGGACAGCAGCGCGGGCGAGGTGCTGTCCAGCACGTTCTCGGCCGCATCGAACTGCATGATGACCGGGCGCAGCTCGCTGCCTTCGGCCGCGATGAAGAACTCGCGGCAGCCGCTGCAATCCACCACGAAGCCCAGCGCGCGGGAGGTCGGGATGGTCACGCTCTCCGCGTTCAGGCCGAACAGCGGCAGGCCGGCAAAGCCGAAGCCGGTCAGGTTTGCGGGCGGCCCGGCCGGGTTGGAGGACAGCACCACCATCTCGTCGAAGCCCACGCCGCCGGCGCCGTCGACCGTCTGCCGGAAGGCGCGGGCGCGGATGTTGGCGGCATCGGCCACCAGCCGCGGCGTGCCCTGCGCGGCGGCAGCCTGGTGCAGCGAGATCACCGTGCCGCCGGCGCGCGTCGCCGTGCCCGGGTAGTCGATGCCGTTGCCGGTGAAGCCGTAGGTGCCGGTGTAGGCGACCTCGTAGACGCAGTCATTGGCGCCGCCGGTGTGCCGCGCCACGAAGGGGCTGCATGCCTCCATGCGGATGCCGCGCGCCATAATGGCGCGCGCATCCGCCACATCCACCAGGAAGGGAATGGCGTCGACGGTGCCGGGCGTGCCCTGCCGCTGCAGCTCGAATGCGGGCGAGACGAACAGATGCTGGTTGTGCCGCGGATAGGCGCCGGGTGCGTTGGAGAACCGCACGCCGAAGCGCCCCTGCGTCGGGTTGCAGGTCGAATCGCAGGCAAAATGGCCGCCAACGTAGTTGATCGAATTGTTCCAGGCCGCCGCGGTCGCGGTGCGCACATCGAGCCCGTATTTGTTGTTGACGATGCGGCCCAGCAACATCGTGCTGTCCTCGAAGCCGCGATCCTCGCCCAGCGTGCGGACGCCGATGGTGAAGCCCTCGGCCTGGCGGACCTCCACATGGCAGGCATCGAGGTTGCGCAGCACGATGCCGATATCGGCCTCGTTCGACCAGTCGGACTGGGTGGCGCGTAGCACGCGCAGGCCCTCGTAGCGCCGGGTCGCGTTGCGGAACGCGCCGCCGCTGCCGATGGTCAGGGCGCTGCCGGTGGTGCCGGCATAGAGGATCAGGCCGCGCATGATCAGGCCGCCGGCATCGCCGCTCAGGATCAGCGGCATGGTGGTACGGTGCGTGCCCTCGCCGATGAGCAGCACCTTGCCGGAGACGGCGGCAGCGTTCATCGCCGCCTGCAGGGCCGGGCCGTCATCGGTGCTGCCATTGCCGGTGCTGCCGAAATCGCGCGCCGACAAGGTCTCGGAGAACTTGTCCTCGACGCTGCGCGGGATCGCGCCGGGGAAGGCGCTGGTGATGGCGCCGCCCTGCGGGAACAGCGCGACATTACCGACCGAATCGAAGCCCAGGATGCGCGAAGCCCGGCCGCCCGCCAGCGGCAACAGCATGCTGGCACTCTCCGACGGATCGAGCCGGATGGCGCTGCTCAGCGCATCCTGGGCTTCCTGCAGCGCCGCCACCTGATAATCCAGCTCGTCATTCAGGACCCGGGCGCGCAACACGCCATTCTCCTGGAAATCGGAGGTGCGCGACAGCCGCAGCCGCCGCAGCAACGTCAGCCGCTGCCCCGCCGGAGGCGCCACGGCGAACACCACCTGGCCGCCCTCGCTGGCCCCGGCGCCGGTGACGGAATAACCGCCGAACTGACGCACCCCGTCCAGCCGCACCTCCAGATCAGCCGCGGCGAAAATGGGGAACGGATAGGTGAAGGCCGCCTGCACGCCACTGGTGGCGTACTGCACCCTGGGGGCCACATCACCAATGCGAATATGCTCAGCCATGCGAAGGCTCCTGATTGAAGGGTGGGGGTGGGTGCGCGGGCGGTGCCGGGGGAAGGCTTTGCCTTCCCCCGGACCCCCATCCACCAAAGGCCGAAAGGCCCTTGGAACCCAGGAGGTTGGGGTTTGGGGGAGGGGGCCAACCGGGGCCTTCGGGCGTGTACTGGGCCCCCTCCCCCAAACCCCAACTTTTCACGGTCCAGGGGCGGGTCGCCCCTGGTGGGTGGGGGTCTGGGGGAGGGCAAAGCCATCCCGCAGCGCTCGCCGCGCGCCCGCCCCCACCCGTTCAGTCCAGCAGGTTGCGCAGGGCTCCGCCTATGCTGGTGGAGGCGCGGGTGAAGCCAGTGAACGAGGTGTCCTGGTTCAGCAGCGAGGCGCGGCCTGATGCCAGGCGGGCGCGGAAGGCGGCGTCGCTGTCCTGGGCGGAGGCTGCGGCATCTGCGGCCAGGCCGGTGGTGATGGCGGCGCCGGAGCCGCTGTCCGGGCTGATGCCGGAGGCGGCGAGGCGGGCGCGGGTGGTGGCCACGGTGCGGGCCAGTTGTAGCGCGCGGGCGCGTTGCTGGGCCTGTTGTTCGGCGATGAGCTGGGTCTGGCGTTGGCCTTCCACCTGTTGGTTGGCCTGGGCCTGTGCCAGCTGGGTGGCGTTCTGGGCCTGTTGGTTGCGGTTCTGGGCGTAGATGCTGGCGCCGGCGCCGACCAGCGTGGCGATTGAGGCGAGTGCGGCCATCAGTCGGTGATCCTCATCTCGGTGGTGACGGAGAGCAGGGTGAGCGGAAGCGGCGTGTCGTCCTCGATGCGCCACAGTGGTTTCATCGCGTCGCGCCGCCAGCCCAGGGCGCGCAGCCGGGCGTCGCCGGTGAAGCGGGCGGGGGGTGCGTCGAGCAGCGGCGTGTCGAGCCGGCGGAAGGGCACCGCCTCAGGTCCGCGGCCGAGGTCCACCGCCAGCGCCGCCGTGTCGAGCAGGCGGAAGGTGATGGACACCAGCCGCAAGGGCGCGGCGCGGGCGCCCATCGCGGTCAGCAGTTCGGGCGGCAGCGGCTCGACCACATGGCGGAAGCGCAGGCCGATCTGCACGGCGGCCGCCGGCTCGTCGAGGTTGACGGCGCCGGTGATGACGGTGGCGTTGGCGCGCGGTGCGGCGTCCGCCAGGATGCCCACGGTCTGGCCTTCGAGGTGCGTCAGGCCCGTCCAGCGGTCCTGCGGCACGACGGCGCCGCCGGTCAGCGCCGCGTCCAGCGCCAGGCTGTCGTCGAAGCGTTCGAGGCGGGTGCTTTCGGCGCGTTCGACGGCGGCGTAGACGGTGCCTTCGATTTCCGCGAGGCCGCGGAAGCTGCCCTGGGTTTCCTGCGCCGTCCAGGCGATGACCTGTTCGGTGCGGTAGAGGGTGAGCGTGGCGAGGCTGCCATCCTCCATCGCCACGTGCAGCAGCCGGCGGATCTGGTCGTAGGCCATGGCGACCGGGTTGCGCATCAGATGCGCCGCCACCAGCGCCAGGTCATTCGCCTGGTAGGCCTGCTGCACGTCGGTGTAGGTGAATTCATAGATGCTGCGGCCGGTGCGGGCGGCGAAGATGGTGCTGCCATCCACGTCCACCGGCTGGATGAGCCGGTTCACCGGGCTGCCGATCCGCGTCTGCCGCGTGAGCTGGATCGAGGCCGGCGTCAGGGGCTCGCCGGAGACCATCCATTCGCCGCCCGAGGTGAAGACCTGCAGGTTGCGGCCGGAGAAGACGCCCCGGATGGCGTTCACCTGGTCGCTCATCAGGCCGAAGCTGATCGCCTGGTCGTCCAGTCCGGCGCCGGTGTCGAAGTTGAACAGGTCGCCGGTCTGCGACAGCCACAGCCGGTTGGGCAGATCGCGCGAGCCGCCGACGACCAGCCGGTCCTGATGGAAGCAGACGGTGGCGGGCCAGCCGCGCAGGGCGCACAGCGCCTCCTCCTCCCAATCGGCGGTCGGGTTGGTGCTGGCCAGCGCGTCGAGCACCAGCGCCGTCACCTGGGTGGGCGAGAGGACGGCGGTGACGTTCAGCCGCTTCCCCGCCAGCTTCAGCCGGGTGTTGAGATGCGCGTTCTGGAACACGGGCGCCGAGGCGCTGAGCGTGATGCTTCCCGAGACGGCACTGGGCGTGAGGGTGACGTCGGCGGGCGCGAAGCGGTGCGTGGGGACCGCCACGAAGGGCCAGCTGCCGATGCTCCAGGCGGTGTGGCTGGTGCGGGCGATGCGCAGCGGCGAGAGGTCGGGGTGGCAGACCAGCAGGGTGTCGGCGCTCTGTGTCCAGGCCAGCTGGGGCAGCATGGCCGCCGTCCAGGGGGCGGCGACCGTGGCGACCTGAACGTCGCCTTTGAAGACCTGCATGAGGCCCGCGGTGAGCACGATCAGGTAGCTCTGCTCGGTGTTGAACTCGAAGGCGACGAGGCGGGCGGGGCCGGGGAGGGTGGCGACATGGCGCAGGCCGGGCCGTCGCGTCAGGCCGCCGGTGGACTGGATGAAGACGTTGCGCAGCGAGCGCGCGCCGTTGCCGTAGGCGCGCAGGTCGGCGCGGCCCAGCAGTTCGGGCGACAGCTCGCCGGCGGCGAAGCTGGTCTTGATGGAGCGGACATCGGCCATGGGGTGTCCTTGTGCGGGTGAGGCGGCTCAGAGCCGGCGAGGGATTGGGTCTGGATGGCGGGGGGCGGCACGCGGCCCGTGCCGGCTGCGTCGGCGGACCGGCCCGCATCATCCGCACACGGGCAACTAGCGCACCGAGACCAGCGGGAAGTCGCGCAGCGCCCGCGGCGTGGCCTGGGCGCTGTCGGCGTGGCGGGCGGTGCGCAGCTCGGCCTCGGCCTGGTTGAACAGGAGCTGCGCGCGGCTCGTGGCCTCGGTCAGCGGGATGCAGAACTCGGCGGCCAGGCGGGTGGCGAGGGCGGCGGCGAAGAAGGGCGGGAAGGCGGCCTCGTCGGGGCGAAAGATGTAGGCCAGCGTGACCTGGTCCGCGTCGGTATGGAGCCGGCCTTCGAGGATGCGGTAGGTCAGGCCCTGGCTGGAGCCGGGGGCGCCGGCCGAGAGCACGCGCAGGAAGCCCGCGGGCAGTTGGAAGGCGTATTGGAAATCCGCCTCCGGCACCGCGGCCAGGCGCGGCAGGGGCTGCTGGCCGGTGGCGAAGGACCAGGGGTGCAGCGAGAGCAGCGTGTCGCGCGTCGCCGGGTAAAGGTTGGCGGCGACTTCCGCCTCGGCCGTGCCCTCCTCGAGCGAGGCGACGGGCTGCGCGCCGATCTTCAGCAGCGCGCGCGAGCAGATTTCGAGTGCGGTCAGCGCCATCGGGAGCTCCATCAGGGAGGGGGGTTGGCGGCGGCGCGGATGCGCCGCCGCCGGTGGTTGCTATTCCTTCGCGCGCATCCGCACGACGCCCTGGCCGTCGATCAGCGACGCGCCCTGGCTCATCATGGAATTGACGAAGCTGGCCGCGCGGTCGCCATGCCAGGTCACGTCGGTCACCACTTCGGAGGCCGCGGCGTGGCCGATGGCGGTCTTGTGGTAGAAGTAGCAGTAGCGAAGCGCGCCCACCTTGGTCAGGCCCGAATGCGGCATCCACGTCGCGCCCAGCCACTGCTTGGCCTGCGTCGTGCCCTTCCAGGGCAGCTGGTCGGGCCCGATGTAGTCCGCATTGGCGAATTCGGGGACGGCCAGCAGCTCGCTCCACTGCTTCCAGCCGACGACGGCGAAACGATTGCCGTCATCGGGCACGTCGTTGGCGCCCATCGCCTGGAAGGCGAGCAGCACCTTGTTGCGGGTCATGCCGTCATTGTCGGTTTCGCCGGCGTTGGTGCCGATGGCCTCGTTCGTGGTGGCGTCCATGGCGGCGATGATCAGCTCGTCGGTCTTGCGGCCGAGGGCGAAGGCGCCGGCGTGGGCCACGACGGCGCGCTCATCGACATTGGTCTTCAGCTCGTCGAACCGGTCGATCCAGTCGCCGGCGTAATGGTCCTGCAGGAAGCATTCGACGTTGGTGTGGTCGAGGTTCATCACCGGCACGATGCCGTTGCGGGACTTGGAAGCGGCGGTGCCGCGGCCGACCTTCTGGAAGACGGTGGACGCGCCCTTGATGTCGCTCTTGTTGCGCACCGTGGGGCGCAGGCGGCTGCCCTGGCGCTGGTAGGCCTCGTGCACCTCCGCCTGGAACTGCTTGACGAAGGCCTGGTCGATCGAAGTGGACACTGGCTTCTCCTGTGAGGGTGGGGTGGAGGCGGGCGTTGCGGTTGGCCTTTCGGGCCGCGCGGCGGCGCCGGCTCGCAGCGCCCGGAGGCCCGGGTTGTGCGCGAGAATGGGGGTGTGGGCCGGCGCGCCGGACAGTGCGCCCGCCGCGATCGGCAGGGCTCGCCAGTCACGAGGCGCAGCCGGCCCACACGGGGGCGAGCGTGGCCGGGGGAGGAGTGCCCCGCTCAAGCCCCCACGGCCGGGCGCGCGATTGCGCTGCCTGGCCGATCTGGGCGGTCGTCACAGCCGGGGCGGGCCCGGCCGTGACGCCGCGGCGGGGATCAGCCGCCGACGAGGCGGCGGAAACCCTCGGTCACCTTCTGGACGAAGGCGGGCTCGCGCTTCTGCCAGTAGCGCGGGTCGCGCATCATCTGGCGCAGCTCGGCCTCGCTCTGGACCGCCGGCGGCGCCATGTCCTTGGTCATTTCCGGCTCCTTCCCGGCCATCATCCGCTCCATCGCCAGGACGCCTTCATAGGTCGTACTGAGGGCTTCGAAGACCGGGGGCGGGAGGTGCTGGCGGCCCCAGGCGGAGAGCTGGGCGGCCACCCGGCGGAAGCGCTCCTCGCTGCCGAAATGCTGGCTCAGGCGCTCGACCTGGCGCTCGGATTCATACTGCTGCGCGGCCTCGCCGATCAGCGGCAGCAGGCGCTCGGCGGCCAGGTCGTAGACCAGCTGCGCCTGGTCGTTGGTGAAGCCGGCTTTATGCAGCATGGCGTTGACGTCGGGGTCGATGCCCAGGCCCTGCGGCTCGTTCACCGCATAGGCGTCGGGGCTGGGCGGGATGCCCATCATCTCGCGCCACATCGCCTGCTCGGCCTCGTCCGCGTCGGGGGCGGGGCGGGCGACCTTCTGGCCGAGGCGGCGCTCCAGCTCGATGTAGCTCTTCAGCAGCGCGTCGACGCGCATCTGGCCGGCGGCGCTGTCCCAGAACTTCTCCGGCACTTCGCTGGGGCGCCCCAGGGGACGTGCATCGGGGGTGGCGGCGTCGATCGCGGGGTCGAGGAGGCTGTCGGTCATTGGGGGGCTTGCTCCGCAGTGAGGGGGACGAGGATTTCGGCCGGCGCGCCCAGGGTGCGGGCGAGCCAGCGGGTGGCGGCGGCGGCATCGACCTGGGCCGCCGCAGTGCCGCCGATCTTGTTGACGGCATCGAGGAACAGCAGCGTGTTGGCGGCATCGGCACGGCCCTGCACCCGGGCCAGCGGGCTTTCGTAGCGGATGCGGGCGGAGCGGCCGTCGAGCAGGACGGCCGGCACCTCGCCCCGCCTGGCGAGGATCGCCAGGCAGCGCGAGATCAGCGGGGTCAGCAGTTCCGTCTGCAGCCGGCCGTAGGTGGCGCCGAGCAGGCGTGCCGTCTGCGCGCTGCGTTCCAGCACCTCGGTCGCCGTCATCCGGGCGTCCTGGGCGATGTTGAGGCGGTCGGCCAGGAGTGCGGTGCGGATGCGGGCCCGCAGGTCGTTCAGCACGAGTTGGGAGACGTCGAAATTGCCAGGAGCGGCCAGCGGGGTGAGCCCCGCGCTGCCCGGCGCCTTGGGGATGATGGCGCCCGGCGTGAGCTGGATGGTGGCGGGGTTCAGCACCCCGTCATCCTCGGCCTGCCAGATGCCGGTGCAGGCGATCGAAGCGTTCTTCAGCACGAGTTCCACCACCCGGTTGGCGGTGCGGATATCCGGCAGCGCCTTGCACACGGGGCCGCGGCCGTAGATCTCGCCCGGCGCCTTGAGCCAGCGGAAGGCGATGAAGGGGCTTTCCGAGAAGCCGCCTTCGGCCAGCATCATCGGCTGGTCGGAGGCCAGGATGGCGGCGTAGTGGGTGCCGTAATTGTCGGGCCAGACGGCCTCGACCACGCGGTGCTGGGCCTGGGCGTCGCGCAGGATGGTGGCGGGCAGCTCTGCGAAGGGGAAGCGGCGCAGGATCTCCTCGGTGGTCTGCCGGTTCTCGCGGAAGATGGTGGTGAGGCGGCCCGAGGGGCCTTCCTCCAGCACCGCGGTCATGATTGGCACTGCGGTGAAGCGCAGCGCCGAGGCCTCGCCCAGCGGCGCCTCCTCGACCATGATGACGCCGGTGCCGGTCACTACCAGGTCGAGGAAGGCCTGGTGCATCTCGATGGCGAAGTTCGAGCGGTCGAGCGCGTGCTGCAGGATGCGGGCGGTGCCTTCCAGGGCGAAGGCCTGGGCCTGGCCGGCCTCCGTCTCCGCCGTCTCCTCGGCCGGTGCCAGGCCGAACCAGCGCGACCAGGGCGGCGTGAGCTCGGCCAGGAGGGATGCCGCGAGCTGTTCGGCGGCGTCGGCGGCGGTGCCGTCGAACAGGGTGGCGGCGGCGTCCGGGCGGGGCAGGACGTGGTCGTAGGCGTCGCGCCAGGCGGCCTCGTGCGGGCGGCGGCGGGAGAGGGCGCGGTCCTGGCGGGCGAGGATGTCTTCGGGGGTCATGCGCTCACTCCCCCAACAGCGATTTGCGGGCCAGCGCCATCGGAAGCGGCGCCAGCACGCCGCGCTCGGAGGTGGCGATGGTGCCCTGGATGCCGCGGCGGGCGCGGGCCTGGGTGTCGGCGCTGGCCTGTGCGACCGTGTCGGCCGCGGCGGGCATGACGGGCTGCGGCGGCGGCGTTGGCGGCTCGATGCGGACCGGCTTGGGCGCTTTGAACAGGCTGGCCATCAGGACGTTCCTCCTCCGCAGACAGGACGAAAAAAAGGCCAGCGCCCGCGTGAGCGGGGCCGGCCGGGCATCGGGCGCAATTCGCCCGTTGATGATTGTGTTGTAGTCGGACCCGATGCCGAGTGTCAAGCATTTTTTCCTTTTGTCGAGGCTGATTGATAGGACGTTATGCAGGCCGGCCGGGGTGAGCGCCCAAGGCGTTCCGGCGCCCAGAACGGCCCGGCACACGCCGACGCAGTTCATCGGCAGCCATCCCGGAAGGCGGCTCGGCCGCGCCGCGCCGACGGCGAAGGGCCCGAGCGGCTCGAGCCCGGCGCGCCGGTAGAAGCCCGGCAGGTCGAAGCCAGGCGGGATGTCGAGGCGGGCCAGCACCAGGCAGCCTGACAGGGGATCGAGCACCAGCCACCCGCGATCGTCGCGCAGCGCCGCGAAGCAGTGCCGCAGGCCCGGCCGCAGCCATCGCTGCCAGCCCAGATCGGCGCGGCCGCCGAACACGATCCAGGCCTGCTGCGCCGTCCCGGCCCGGTGATGCGAAGGGCGGATCACCGGCGCAGCGCGGTGACGCTGCCGAGCGCCCCACCCGCGACTATCCCCTTGATCCGCAACGGCCATTCAAGCCGGTTCATCGCCTCGCGCCAGAGCCCCGCATCGGCCCGCTCGGTGGCGAAATGCGGGTTGGGGGACACCCCGCGCTCGCCCCAGCGGCGCAGCACGCGGCCATGGTTGAGATCGATGCGGCGCTGCCGGTACAGCCGGTCCAGGCACTTGACCACATCGTCGGGCTCGCAGGGGCGCACGACGCTGCCGCGGCCGGCGACGATGCGGGCGCCGTCCTGCCGGGCGATGAGCGCGGTCATGGTCCAGAACCAAGCCGCCTCGGCGGTGGCGAACGGCTCCGCCTGGTCGATGGAATGCAGCACCGGGGTGTGCTGCGGGCGGGGAGCGGTGGCCAT